AAAGTAAAGTGGATTTAAAAGTATTAAGATTTAGTAGCGGTGAGGACTCAACGTCTGGATTGTTGTTTGAAACAAACTTAGACATGAAGTCTTTTTTATGTTACACCTTAGAAGACGAGGCTAGAGACGTAAAAATAAAAGGTGAAACCAGAGTTCCTGCTGGCACGTATAAAATAGAATTAAGAACCGAAGGAGGATTCCATGCAAGATACACTAAAAAATATTCTGGTATGCACATTGGTATGTTGCATATCGTTGACGTTCCTGGGTTTGAGTATATTCTTATTCATACTGGAAACACTGATGAACATACTGCTGGCTGTCTTATCGTTGGAGATAGTCAAGAAAACAATAACATTCTTAAAGATGGTTTTATTGGAAAGAGTGTTAATGCCTATAAAAGAATTTATCCAAAAATAGCAAACGCTATTAAGTCTGGAGAAGAGGTTACTATAACTTATATAGATTACGACATAAAACTATAAGTATTAATTTAATATATTTGCATATATGAAATCTATAACTCTTAACTCAAAAACATCATTTAAGGCAACCGATAGCGGATTGTCTAAAATACTTTTTGATTTTCAAAAAGACTTTACAATCACTATTGGTAGCGAGTCTGTTCAGTATGGAGAGGTAACTTTGTTTACAACAGGGCTTATTACTTTAAACTTAGCTTCTCCAGGAGCAGGTTATTTTCTTTACGTAGAGAACATTGAAGATGAAGATGATTCGGAGGTTCAAGTTTTTAATGGCTCTACATCATTTTCTACATTAAAAGAAGGAGAATTTCTTTTTGTTAAACTAAGAACGGGAAATGACATTAAGCTAAGACTTAACACTGACGAAGGACAGGCTACTTGTAAGTATTTTTTAATAGAATTTTAATCATGGCAAAAACTTATAATTTAAAAGCAGACGCAGATATTACTTTAACAGATAGTACAGGCTTTACAATAAACACCTTTTCTGTTACAGAAACATTTTCAGCGATTAGCTCAGACACAGTTGTTACTGGTACAGTTTCTATAGCTAGTGGAGCTACAGAGCAGATTAACATTACCACGATAGGAGCTAGAGCTTTAATACTTTTAAAAAATGACAACACTACTGGTTCTGCGGAAGCTAGACTTTTAAATAACGCAGCCATAGTAACAGACTTAGCTCATGGCGAATGGCTATTTATGCCTGTAGACGCTGCTGGAACAAACATAAGCGTTAAAGGTGAAGGTGGTGCAGTAGAAATTACATACGTTATAGTTGAACAATAAAATTCCCATCTGGCTAAGTGATTGGACTTTCAAAGACTCCAAGGGTTATACTATAACCGTAAGAGACGTTTTCATCAAGGGAGAGCCTGACAATCAGTTTATTAACAATCCTATGTTAGTAAAAAAAGCATTAAGTAAGTATGGTAAAGTAAAAAAATCGCAAACTTACAAACCAATTAATGTCGTTTTAAAGTCTCAACACGGCTACGGGCCGAGATATGAAGACGAAAAACTTTTTACTAAATGAATCCAAAGCAACATACTGAAGGTATAAAAAAATATCTTTTATCTAATCCAGAGCTATTAAATTGTAAATATGAACATACAGCAAAGTTATTTGATGTAAGCGCAGAAGCAATTAGAGGTATAGCTAGAAGACTTAGAAAAGAAATAAACCCTCCAAACTCTAAAGAAACCACTTCTTTTGAAGAAAACAAACAAGGAGCTATAGTCACTTGTGAAGATAGCAAACGAGTTAAGTCTTTAGACGACCTTTTAAAAGCTTGTAATGTAGACTTAGATGTTTGGGAGGTAGATAAGTACGATATAGGTACTTATGAGGTTACAGGCTTTGATAAAGCTAAAAGACCTATAACAGTTCCAATGTTTAGGACGAAAGCTTGGTTAAAGAAAATAAACCCATTACAAAATATAAAAAGAATAAGAGAGGAGCTAATAGAAGATTTAACTCCTCTTTTCTATTCTAAGCCTAAATGGGTAATAAGACCAGACAGCTATAAAGAAGACGACCCACACCTTTTAGAAATTAATGCCTTTGATTTACACTTAGGTAAGATTGGAATAAAAGGTGATGAGTACAGCCTTGAGATAGCTAGAGAAAGAATGATTAACGCATTAACACACTTAGTAAAGAGAGCAAGTGGTTACTGTGTAGATGAAATTCTTTTTGTTGTAGGTAATGATTTCTTAAACTCAGACGGAGACTTTCCGTTAGCAGCAACCACAAAAGGAACGCCTCAGTCTAACACAGATACAGGAATGCAAATGTATAGAGCTGGACGTAAACTAATTGTAGAGTGCGTTGAAATGCTTGTTGAGTATGCTGATGTTCATATTGTTGTAATTCCAGGTAATCACGACAGAGAGTCTATGATGCACATAGGAGACGCTTTAGAGATGTTTTATGAAAACAACGAAAATGTCTCTGTAGATAATAGTGACAGCATGATGAAGGCGTACAAGTACGGCAGATGTCTTATTGTTAATGACCACGGTGATGGTGCAAAACTTATAAACTTACCAGGTATAGTGTCTCAAAGATATAGAGACGTGTGGAGTGAGGTAAAGTATGTGGAGGTTCATAGAGGACATCTACACACTAATAAGTCTTATAAGATGCAAGCCGTTGAAGAACTTAACGGACTTACAGTAAGAAATCTATCATCAATGTCTGCTACTGACGACTGGCATGATATGAAGGGTTACGTTGGTAACGTAAAGAAAGCTTCCGCTTTTGTTTGGAGCAAGTACAATGGAGTACAAGCTAAGTTGAATTATAATGTTGAGGTTTAATTTTTAGACAACAACTCTAAAACTTCCGTTAAAGATTCGTGTCTATGATTGTCTTCAAGCACAATTCTATATACATATTTAGAAGAAGTTATTTTTGATACTTCATGTATTGCAGAATAATTCCTGTCCTTTAAGTCTATTTGTTGTTTGTCCCCACAAAAAATCATCATAGAGTTTTTTCCAAGTCTACTTAAGGCCATTTGAAACTGAGACCTTGTTAGGTTTTGAAACTCATCTACAATTACAACAGCATTATCAAAAGTTCTACCCCTGAAGTGAGCTAAACTTACCAGCTCTATGTCTTCATCGCTAGTCATTTTATCAAGCTTATCTGGCTTGTTGTAGACTTTACGCATATTAGACATAATAGGAACTAACCACGGCTCCATCTTTTCTTTTTCAGAGCCTGGTAAAAAACCATTGTCTTCGGTAGAAACAGTAGGACGAGTTATAATTATTTTATTATACTCTCTTTTAAAAAACATATCAAGAGCAGTTTGTACAGCCAACAAAGTTTTACCTGAGCCAGCTTTACCAATAATAAAACTAAATGGGTGTTTTAACATTTCAGACTTAGCAATCTTTTGCTCGTCAGACAGTGTGATGGCAAACCTTATAGCTCCTTTTGGAGAAGGCTTACCTTTATTTTCTTTCATATTTGTATGGAGGTTTATTATATTCTGCAATCAATAAAGAGTCAATCTTTTTTATCATTGCAACGTAATACCTTCTTAGTCTCTCTAACTTGTCTTTTCTTGTCATTGTTTTGTTTTTTTAAAAAATTATAGTATTTAGCTGCCGCCTTTAAAATAATCGTCTTGGAATTTTCCATGAAAAGGTTTTGATTTTACTCCAGTTCTTTCGTTGTATGAAGTTGTTGGATACTTGAACCCGAACATCATTTGAAATCCGTAGTCTTCCGTAATAACTTTCGGCAAGTCTACATATCTACTCTTAGGGTCTTTTGGGTCTTTATATTTAATTATGTTTTTTATTTTACTCATGCGTGCCATTCTTCATCAAAATACATTCCTTTTATATCTATATCGTCTTCTATTTCAAACAAAATATAAGGAGGGTTATCGTTATTAATCCAATCATCGCAAAGATTATAAATTTCTGAAATACCAAACTGCATAGACTCATCGTCATCTAAGCCAATTCCAGGCTTAACATAGTATTCTAATTCTAATCTTACTTTTACTATTGGCATATTATTCCCAGGGTCTAGGTTTTCTTTTTACAGAGCCGTCTGGCCCTTTTCTAATAGTTGCAAATCCTGTTCCTTTTTCTCTTTGTTGTTGCATATAGTTTTCACAACACATTGCTTCTGGAACAACTACTTTGTCTTCAACAACTTTTACTGTGTATTCAGCTATGTCTTTAGATTTTTTGCACAGCTTACATTTAAACTTACCCATTAAAAATCTTCTTTTAAAATATTATAAACAGCCAAGTCAAGACTTTTTATTTCTTTATAAATTTTCTTAGCTTCACGTTTAGCTTCTGTTAACTTGTACTTAGGAACGTCAGTTCCAGTTGCGTTGTTAATTAAAATGTGTGCCTTTTTTAAAAGGTTACTAGTTTTACTATTCATTTTCTTCATCTTGTATTGCTATTTTTAAAAGTACTAAATATCCTATTAAATCATCTATAGTATCTAAAGTATTTTCAGTTATACCTTTGTTTTTAATTCGCATCATCTTATCATCTATTCGACAACAGATAGATTCTACAGCTCCTAACTTACTAAAAATTTTAGCAGGCTTTGTTGCCGAGTCTCCATATTGAGCATTCTTTTTAATTAAAAGTTTCTGTACGTCAGACATTGTTTTTTCAATTCTGAACCTAGTGTCTCCAGCGTGTTTACTTTGCATATTCTCCTTTATTAATATTTTTTTCTAATTCTAACTTAACATCATTTATAACATCCATCATTACATCTACCACGCCATCTAAGTCTTCAACAGAATCACCCATGTTTTTCATCATTTCATCCTCGTATTGTCTAGCAAGCTTTATAAGTCTATTAAACTTTAGTTTTACTACTTTTGAATGACTACCTTTTAATAAGTATAATTGTTCGTTAAAACACCTAAAAGTAGCAAATGCAAGCGTTAAATCTATTTGATGTTCTTTTGTTATTTCATATTTCATAACTATAAAAGTTTAAATAATTTATTAATGTTTTCATCCATACTGTTGATTGCATTTGAATAATCGACAAATTGTCGACAGTTCAATTCCATACGTGAATGTGAGTTAATTTGGGACACGTTTTTTTTAATAGCTAAATCTCTTATTTCTTTTTCTTTCTTCCAGTTTGATGATTTTTTCTGATAGTAACCAGGGTACTTTGCTCTGATTCTATCCAAGCTTCCTTTTTTTTGCATTAGTCTAATTTTGTTTTTAAATGTTCTATAATGTTATTCATCTTGCGTCTGTAGTATAAGTCAAACTCTAAGTACTGAGTACTGCCATCAGGGCCTACTTCAGTTGGCTGTTCTTTTTCCCAAAGTCTATATATTACATTTCGCATTCTTTGACTTGGAGTCTTAGTTTCAAATTCAGCTTCTTGACCTGCTGTCTCTACTAAGTCTACCATTTCTTTCTGAACAGGTGAAGTGGAGATTACCACGTATCCTGGTTTTTTTAAAAGAGCAAAAAGTCTAGTCATTGTTTCTGCTGACAACTCTGGAGTTCCTAGCACTACTTTTAACGAGGAGTCTGCCATAGTTCTTATGCCGTCTATTCCTCCTTCAAATACAACTGTGTTTTTCATAACTATTTAGTTTTTAATGTTAAGTATACTAAGTCTTCAAATTGCAGTCCAGCCTCTATAAATTTAGGATGTTTAGATAAAAGCTCTATATGTTTTATCCTTAATTCTTTTGGATTTTTAATGTACTTGCTTCTTGTTGTACCAGCAACATTTATAATTTTTCCAAACTCTTCTTGCGTTATGCTAAGAGCTTTAACAGTCATTTTAAAATTTAATTTCATTTTTTTTTAATTAATAATATTAATATAAATCTTCAGCAGTTAATGTTACTAAGTTTAATTTTCCATCAAACCTTTCGTAACGCTTTGGGTAGCAGTCTTCAGACAAACACTTTTGATATATTCCAAGTAAATGGTCTATTTTTTCGTTAGCAACCTCCATAACAGAAGCGTCTAACTCAAACATAGCTATCTCAAAAGGAGGTTGTTTTTCTACAACAGCAAACACAAACCTTGCGCTTGGACTTACAAGCTTATTAGCTATAAGACCTCTTAGGTAATACGCAGCCTGTCTATCATATCCAAACTTTTTAATACTTGAAGTAAACGCTTTAACTGAAGCAGTAGTCTTTAAGTCTACTACTAAATCATCAGCGTCTCTTCTTAAGTCTATTAAGCTTTTACACTTAATTATGTGAGTCTCATCGTTGTCGTCTCTAATACTCTCTGTCCATACGTTTACAGACTCTGTAACGGCTTTATTACACGAAAACAACTCTTTCATTGTTTCGTTGTTATTGACAGCCTCTTCCATTCCTAGAATTTTAGAGTATTGCTCTGTTGTAAGTATTATTTTATTTCCAGCATTAAGCAAGTGTTCAGTAAAAGCTTCTTTACCAGCCTTAGTTCTTTTGTCAATTTTTGGAATAATATAATATAAGTCATCAAACTTTTCTGGTTCTAAGACTTTACAATGAAAGGCAGAGCCAAACACCATTGCTTCTGTAGAGGTAGATTGTGATTCTATTTGAGACTTAAAATAAGCAGGGCTTTCATTTAACCAGCCTAACATTGAGTTTGTGATATGTTCTTTGTCTTGATAATAATTGTCTTGATTTATCATTTTGCTTTACCTTTTAGGTTAATCGTTTTTTAATTTTTCGTCTTCTTGCTTGAAGTATTCTCTAATTCTACTTTCTGAAAGATTAAACCTTTCGGCTATTTCTTTGACACTATATCCTTCTTTAAAATGTAAGATAGAAGCTAACTCAGCTCTTTTTCTTACGTCTAAATCTTGAATAGGAGTCCATTCGTTTTGATGACTATTTCTGTTCATTTTCTTCTGGTTTTAAATCTTGTTTTCTAAACTCTTTTTTATACAATTCATAGTTAGGTAAATGCTTTGCAGTTTCATGTATGTCGTTATACAACTTATTTACATTTCCAATAAGGTCATCGTAATGTTCTGGAGTAACACAAACGTCTTTCATTTGTTCTAAGACGTGTTCTACAACCATTATGGTATATTCTTGATTTGCTAAAGCATCTAAAAAAGCTTTTTCTTTTTTCTTATTAAACATAATCTAATTCTTTTTTTAATTTTTTTATCTGTAGTTTAAGGCCTACGTTTTCTGCCTGTAAGTTTTCTATAATTCTACCTTTATTTAAAACTTTTTCCCTAAGCTTACTATTACTTGTAAGGATAGAAGAAACAAAATCATTTGTAACCTCGTCTTGTATATATATGTTAGCAAGACCTACCGCTTGAGCGTATGAGGTATTGTACTCTTTGTATATACCACACAAGTCTTCAAATTTCTTACAATGATGTATAATTGAAGAGTGGTCTCGGTTTATAAGTCTACCGCAGTCAACAAGTCCTAAGTCAAACATTTTAACTAAGACTACACTAACTATTGTTCTATGATAAACTAACTGTCTTTCTCTACATTTACCCATAAACTCATCATAATTAACATGATTGTAATTTAGGTAGTGTTTTATAAATTCTTTTGCATTATCTAATTCTTTCATAATACTCTTATTATTACACCTGCTTCTTCTTTATTATAAGTGTACGGCTCAAAAGAAGGAATTATAAACTCACAGTTGTCATCCTCTATCCAGTCATACTTAACCATTAAGTCTTGTACAGTCTGACAAGGATTTATGTAATCAAACCTGTGTCTTGAGCCTCTTATAAATTCAAAAGATATTTTATAGGGAGCTTCCTTACCTACAAGCATAGCTTTAAACTTCTCCTTGTTCGACAAGTAGTCAGCTTTTGTAGCGCTTATATAAGTCATTACAGTCTTAGAGTGAATTAGCATTTTGCCAGTCCATCTCTTTCCGTTTTTGCTTGAGGGTACGTTACCCCCTATAAATATCTCGTTCATAACAGATGTTATTAGTTAATTAAAATGGTAAGTCTGTGTCCTCTGGCAACGTAGCTGCAACAGGTTCAGTATCAAACTTACTTTTTAATGCGTCCATGCCGTCTAGTAATTGTTGGTCATCAGCAGACAGGACTTTGTTGTATTTAGAATTATAAGTAAGTTTCTTACCTACCTTAGAAGACCATAGGTATTTTACAGCGGTTCTTTTAACTAAAGTACCAGTTTCTTTATCTTTACCTACGTACTCTTCAGAAACGAGAGCAACCTGTACACGTCTGTTTACAGCAGACTTACAAGCTTCAGCGTCTGAGTTAAACTCAGTAACACCGCAGTTCATTAAGAAATCTTTTAGTTGTTTCTTTTTCCATTCTTTAGTGCTGTCTTTGTCGGTTTGTTTTACAACCCAAAATCTTGCACTTGCTTGTTTACCATCTTCTGTTAAAAGATAGAACTCAATAAAAGGTGAGCTTGTGTAACCTTCTATCTCAGAAGAGTTTTTAAGTCCTGTTACAGTACATAAATATCCTCCTGGAGTAGCTCTTTCTGGGTATTTACCATCAGAACCTTTAGGGTTAGTTTGTCCTCCTTTGAAATTTGCTAAGTTGAATGCTTCCATTGTCATAATTTTAATGTTTTAATAATTTATTAATTAGTTTTTTTTCCAGTTAAATCTTACTTTACCATTTTGGTCTTTGGCAGCTAACTGAACAAGCTGTCCATTTTCATCTCTTTTGTCTCCCCAAGTCCACTCCTTGAGTTTTAATCCCCAAGTAGCTTTAGGTCTACCGCCTACTTCTTGAAACTCGCTTGAGTCAAGTTTAGCTTGTATTAGTGGAAAGTCGTAAAGCTCACGACCTATTCCCCAATTAAAGCAAGCACGTTTAAATGCGTCTGACGCTTGACCTTTTTCTGCTTCTGTATTAGACTCAGTACCTACGTCTTGTTTCCAAACCCATTCTTTTGTTGCTCCGTTGTAAATACCAACAGAACAATAAAGTCTGCCGTCTATTACCTCATAACGTTTAGACCAATTCTCAGGGCCTACAGCTTTGTCTAGGACATTCATGTCATACCTTGCGTCTTTATACGCTAAGATGGTCGCATAACCCCCTTTGTTGATTGATTGTACTCTAAAGTCTATTTGACTTAATTCTACTGGTTGATTTAGTTTTTTAAAATCCATAATGTTTTTATTTGTTTCTTGTTTCATAACTTTTAATATCTCTGTCTAACTTTTTTAGAACAACAGCAGCCATAACTATTTTAATAAATCTTCTTATTAAGATTGGTGATTTACTTGTAATAAGTATAAATCCTATTTCTTTGAAGATTCTGTGTAAAATAGAACGAACGGTTGATTTACTAAAGCCAGTTCTGTGAGATACTTTAGCTATTATTTTTTCATAATTTGACATAAATTATTTTTAAATACTTTGCTAAAATAATAAATAACTTTTACTTATTAAAGAATTTTTTTAATTTAATTACAGAAAAACCTATAATAAATAATGCTATAAATGGTAATAAATTTACTGCCAAAATAGCGGTAACAACTAGGGCTAATACACCCAAGACTGCTCCTCCGATAATGTTTATTTCGTTCATAATTTTAAATTAATGATGTGAATTTAGTTCTACTTGAGTCAAAGCTCATGTTAATTTCTCCTACACCTATGTTACGACCTTTTGCAAATATGATTTGCGCAAGTCCAGCAGCGTCAGTTCCGTCTTCAAGTGATGGGATGTTGTAGTATTCTGGTCTAAATAGTAGACAAACTATATCCGCTGCTTGTTCGATTTCGCCTGATTCTCTCAAGTCTGACATTGTAGGTTTTGGATTGCCTCTAAACGAGACACCTCTGTTTAATTGCGATAAAGCTATAACAGAGATATTAAGTTCCTTTGCAAGATTTTTGAGCGTCCTCGCAACCATTGATACTTCTTGTTCTCTTGTTCCGTTCTTTTTTCCTTGGACGGAAACGAGTTGGAGGTAGTCGATAAATACCACCTGCACATTGTCATTAATAGCATATTTTCTAATTTTTGCGGTTAAATAACTTAATGATGTTCTTTTACAGTCATCAATCTTTAATGGTAAGTCTTCAATAACGCCTATAGCTTTGTTGATTAATTGCAACTGCTCTTTGTCTATTGCGCCTTGATTTAATTCTCTTAAAGATACTCCTGACTCTATACTTATAATTCTTTGTAATAATTGTGGAGCAGACATCTCATAACTAAATACTGCAACTGGGTGTTTAGCACGTACAGCGTTATACGCTACGTTTAGAGCAAAGCTCGTCTTACCCATAGATGAAGCAGCACCTATTATTGTTAAGTCTGTTGGTTGTAAACCGTTAGTGAAATTGTCAAGACAGGAATAGCCAGTTGTTACACCAGTTATCCCGTCTGTAGACATACGTGTTGTTAAGGTTGTGTAGTAATCTTTTAATTGACCTCCGATATTTTCGTCATTAGCTGACTCATCAGTTTGTATAATTTCTATGCCTTTCTTTAACTCATCAGAGATTGTGTCTAACGGTTCGTTTTTTTGCATTAAATTATTTATGTTCAATAAAAGATTACCCATAGTTTGATATTTACTTCTATATGATAGGTCTTCTATCAAAGAATTAAAATCAAAACTTGCGTAACCATAAGCTTCACAGTCAAACAAAACACTAAGAGAGTTTTTATCCATGCCTATTTCTTTACCTATAGTAACCATGTCTATCTTAGTTCCAGACTTGTGAACTTTCTTTATAGCTTCCCAAAGAAAACTATAGTTAGGTTCGTTTAACTTAATTTTCATAAGTCTGTCTTCGTCTTTGATAAAAAGTTCAGGGTTTATTAAGACTTTGCCTATTAAAAACTTTTCTCTTTCTGTATTTGTCATAATGTTTTATTTATTTAATGATATGAATGTTTACCTTGTGATTCACATTCCTGTCCGCATTTACTGCAAGACGATTTATAATTATCGTCCCAATCAATTTCTTTTTCACAGCAATCAGAAACGTATATAATTTCTCCTTGACTATGGTCAATGTCTCCGTCTGAATAATGAATAATACCACAAAAAGCCATTCCTGGTTCTTCGTATTCCATTTCCATTGTTAAATTTGGAAACATCTCAGTAAGACGTTCAAAGAATTGTATAGGTGGAGACCAAGCGGTGTCAAAAGTAACACTAAATATTGGAATTTCAATATCTAATTCAGCATCATATATTTCCCACTTAGTACCCCAGTTTTCTACATTCCAACCATACCAATTTTTTTCTTCATGTTCTGGTCTTGGGACAAACCAATCCATTTTAAACTCCTCACAAGACTTGTGGTCGTTTACTTTAAATTTAGAATAAAATTCAGTCATGTCTTCTTCAGTTCCTTGAACTTCGAGACGATTCCAGCACCAATTTGGCATAGTTAATCTAATAAAATCATATAGGCTTCTGGATTGGTGTGCCTAAACCATTGCAGTCCTTCTGCGTGTTCATTAAGGATTTTGTTATCATCTAAGAACATCCCTTGTTCAAATAAAATAGTAGCTCCCATAATAAAATCATACATGGAAAGTTCCACGGCAGTTAGCCGCGTCTCTTCTCCAGTAAATCTATTTTCTACAACGTCTCCCTCTTTATAGAGTTCACCGTCAAACCATTTTGGTAATTCTTGTTTTTTCTTTTCCATAATATTATCCTATTAATTGTTCGTGAGCCTCATGTTCTATATCTTCTATAAAGTCAGCTTCTATAAAGTCCCAGAACAAATCTGTAATGTCTGTAGTAACCCACAATCCATTTTTATCTCTGGACTGTAAATGTACCTCTGTGACTTCTACTTCTCCATGTTCAGGAAGCTCACGTGTTGCTGATTCATAACGATATATATACGATACAGTTATTTCATAATTTTCTTGTGCGATTAAAAAATCTGCTGATAGTTCTTTATACATCATCTTCTTGATTTAAAGTTTCTTTTAATTTAATGAAAGCTGAGTCAACCATTTTGTGTGCAATGTCTACAGCTGCTAATGTTTTATCCTTTAGATTTCTTTTAGGTTTTACTTTATCACCTATTTCTGGATAAGTTTTAAGCACAGACAAAACAATATGTGTTGCTTTGTTTTCACTTTCTTCGTCTTTAAAAACGTTGTTTGCGGTTAAGTTGTCAACAATTTCTAATGCAATGCTGACGTTTGTGATTTTTTTCATAAGTTTGTATTGATTTTGTTTTAATCTATTTTGATAATTGATTTAATTAGTTTTTAGAAAGAGAGGTGTGATTCCCTCTCTTTTTTTATGTCTGGTATTTAAATTTACGCTCTTCTCTTTCAAAGTCTGTAGACTCTAATTTAGGAGGGTCAAACATAATTTCTTTAATTTTATTAGACTTTCTTACGTGATTAGCCATAGTATTGACTACTTTGTAGACATGATTACACAGTTCTTTCTGTGTGTCTTCTAGGTTATCACCTGGTTCAATCTCCCAGACTTCTCCGTAATTAATCTTTTGATTCTCAAAGTTTCCAGTGTTAATGGTAACTGATTGGTTACTGATTATTTCTTTTACTTTTGACATAATTTTTGTTTTAGTTGTTAGTATTATAAGTGTCCTCCAAGCCCATCAGGTGTTTCATACCTCCATTCTGAGTCTGCTTCTGCTTCATTCATTCCCTTNNTTGTTGTACTTTAACTTTCATAATTTTAGTTTTTTTGGTTTTTAATAAATTCTACTACTGCTTCGTATGTACCATCAATATCTAAGGTTGATACTGCATCCACAAGGTTATCAAAACCCTCTTCATTATCAATCTTATAACACTTTTGTACTACGGGCATAAGCCAATCCCAAGAGGTGTGGAAAGGTATATCCTTGAAATCCCACCCATCTATTGTGTGCATAGACTTGTCGTCAGGAGGAAATAAAAAGCCATTCTTTTCTCCCCAGCCCATAAATTCTGCTATTAGTTTATTGCTTTCTATTGACATAATTCTTGAGTTTTAGTTAAAAATTCTTTTGTAGTTCCTTTAAAAATATATTTATTAGTATAAGTATCCTTGACCCACACGTTTATTTCTGAGCCGTCTACATATATATAATAAATATACTCTTCTCCGCAATTTCTAGCTCCTGGAGGATATAAGTATATGCTACCTGGGCCATCTTTAAAGTGTGCAAACATTTGAGCTGCTAAACAGTCAGCTCCATTTGCAACCTTGCGTGGTTCATCCATGCCAAGTCCATTTACAACAGTAAATTCTGCAAGCCATTCAGCTAATTCAGCGCCATGTCCTTCCATGTATCCATCCATTTGACGATACATAGTTGTTAATACTTGTCTTGACGTTTTTTTTTCGTCTTGATAAACCTCTATAATTTTTGTTAAACTTCTAGTACCCATAATTTTTAGTTTTATATATTAAAATGTTTGTTCTATTATTTGGTGAAATTCCTCTACTGATTTA